TCACCATTGACGGCGAACGTATCCAAGTATCGTAATTGAAAATCACTGATTCAAAATAGGAAATGGGAGTAAGCAAATTCCATAGGATGTGTTCCGAGTCCTGCGATTAAAATCGGAATGGGAATGGTAGAAATCCATACTACGTGAATTTACGATTCAGCCTTTGAAACTTCCTATTTTGAATTTTTTTATACACTCCAAAAAGGAAAAATAAAAATGAAAATTAACAGACAAGAATTCTTGGGGAAGTTGAAATCAATTTTATCAGGAGTTAGCAAAACAGAGACGCTGGAGCAAAGCAATTGCTTTGTGTTTTCTGATAATATGATAACAGCATTTAACGGGGAAGTGTTCGCGGCAACTGAATTTCAATTCGATAATGAATTTGCAGTAAATGCATTTGACATTGTTCAATTATTGTCCCGCATTCCGGACGAAGAAATTGCTATGGTTTACAAAGATTCACAATTGATTATATCAGGAAAAAAGAAGCGGGCGGGGCTTGTCACACAACAGGAAATCCTTTTGCCGATCGATACTGTACCGCGTCCAGAGAAAATGAGAATCGCAAAAAAAGACTTTTTGAAAAACCTACAAATGGCTGCAAAGATTTGTGCAACCACTAATGAGAATCATTTGATTTCACACGTGCATGTTACTCCGAACATTATTGAATCTACGGACAGATACCGATTCTTGCGTATTCAAATGGACACAGGCGCAAAGGAAATGCTTATCCCGGCAACCGCAATTTTGTCGGTAAATAGTATGCATGTTACTCATATCGAATTAGTGAAAAATTGGTTGTTTTTGAAAAATCAAGACAAAAAAATAATGATTGCCGTTTGTTGTGGGGAAGGTGAATACTTTAAATCTGAAATGCTTGAAAGTGTTTGTGCTATAAAAAATGCAAACACAATTCAGTTGCCAGAAGAGGTTGGAAAAATGATTGACCGATCCTCTGTAATGACGGAAAACAGCATGGAAAAGGAAGCGCAAATTGTTATTGATTCATCTTCCATCACCATTAAAACCCAAAAGGAATCAGGCTGGTACGAAGAAAAACAGAAAATTAAATACGAAGGTGAAGAGATTAAAATGACGGTAAATCTCTCACTGCTGAAAGACATTTTATCAAAAACAAACAAGGCTATTATCGGAGACGGTAAGATTAAAATGGAAGAGGATAACATGGAATTTGTAGTGTCCTTGGAGAAATAACATGGCAGGTTTTTTCACTAATTCTGACATTCAAAAAATTCCACAACGAATCGGAAATAAACTTCCGCAATGTGGTAAATGTGGATTATCGAAAAATTGTATATCCCCTAAAATGGAACCGACCGGAACCGGAAAAAGGAAAATATTATTTGTCGCGGAAGCACCGGGGGAAAAAGAGGACAGGCAAGGAATTCAATTGATCGGGGATGCGGGAATAATATTGAGGCAATCCCTAAAATCTATTGGAGTAGATTTAAATGATTGCTGGAAAACAAACGCGGTCATATGCCACCCGGAGAAAAAATTAGAGCCTTATATGGTGTCGTGTTGCCGTCCTAACTTGCTCAAAACAATTGAGAGACTAAAGCCTTCTGTAATTATTATTCTTGGCTCTACGGCGCTGCAAAGCTTATTGTACAAGTCATGGAAAAAGGATGTTGGGCCATTGACTCGTTGGGTAGGTTGGCACATCCCAAGCACTGAATATAATTGTTGGCTGTGCCCTACTTATCACCCGTCATATATCATTAGAATGCGGGAAGATCCACAATTGATAAAAGAATTTGAAAATCATTTACGATCTGCAATTGGTCTTGAAAACAAAAAACCTAATCCGCTGGATATTCAGGAGCTAAAAAAAGAAATCGAATTGATTGAAAGCCCGCGTAAGGCATTGCCAAGAATGCAAGACATGTCTACAAAAAAAGGTACGTTAGCATTCGATTATGAGACCAGCGGATTGAAGCCAGAACGCAAAGAACAACATATAGCAAGCGTATCTTTTTGTCTGAATGGGGAAGATACTTTTGCTTTTCCATATCACAGAAAACATAAAAAGATTCTTACAGAAATTTTGATTTCAAAAAATCTTAGGAAGGTAGCCGCGAACATAAAATATGAGGATAGGTGGTCAAAAGCTATAATAGGATGTAGGGTAAAAAACTGGTACTGGGATACAATGTTAATGTCTCACATGCTGGACAATCGAAAGCAAATAACATCGTTAAAATTTCAGGCTTTTGTGCAATTCGGGATATCTGATTATGACAGTCACTTGCATCATTTACTAACATCAAAGTATTCCAATACTATGAATCAAATTAATAAAATCCCGATACAAGATTTGCTTTTATATAATGGTCTTGACAGTTTGCTTGAATACAAATTAATGGTGCGGCAGAGGGAAATTTTAAAACAAAATCAAAAGGAAATTGAAAAATGAAAAAGCCATATAAAAGATCATGGAATGATTTAATTAAAGAATGGGAAGATCTAACTGGAGAAACAGAAAAATATAAATTTTACACTGTAGATCATGGAAATGGTATTAAAACATATGGCTATGACAAATTAAAATATGCAGAAGCAGATATAAAGAATACAGAAAACGGATGTACAATTCTTGCACGTTCACTTGATAATGAACTTTTTAGCATAAAAGAAATAACAAAAGAGATTTATAAAAAGAAGGAAAAAATGGATATTAAAGAATACCAAAAAGAAGCTCATAAGCTGGCAAAGTACCCTGATTTTATGCAATTATTTATGAAGCGACTTATCGATTCCCAAGTAATTAAAACCTTAGAATGGAATCCAATTGATTATGATGATGAAGCAGATAACGCAGTAAAAGAAGTTGTAGCTAATCCATATTTTTCAGCATTAGGGCTTGCCGGGGAAGTGGGTGTATATTGTAACGAATTAAAAAATGCTATGTGGCATAATAATGGCGTCATTAATAATGAATGCAGGCAAGATGCAAAAAAAGAATTAGGGAATATTTTGTGGTATCTAGCAGAATGTGCTAGTGCTTTAGACCTTAGTTTAGATGATATTGCACAAGTTAATATTGGTATTTCTAACATGCTTTGAAAGGGAAAGGGAAAATGACAACTTATAAAAATTTCATTGATTCCAAAAAACAAATAGAAAAAAATTATGGATTCAAACCTATATTTGTCCATGACGATTTGTTTGAATTCCAAAATTATTTGGTTGACTGGTCATTGCGAAAAGGTAGGTCAGCAATCTTCGCAGATTGCGGTCTTGGAAAAACGCCAATCCAACTTGTCTGGGCAGAGAACATAGTAAGAAAAACTAATAAACGGGTATTGATTTTAACTCCATTGGCTGTTAGTGCCCAAACAATTGAAGAGGGTATCAAGTTTGGGATTGATTGTAAACGTAGTAAAATTGGAAAATTTAAGTCTTCAAGTAAAATAATTGTGACGAATTATGAAAGGCTTAAATATTTTAATCCGAATGATTTTGAAGCAGTAGTATGCGATGAATCCAGTATCCTGAAAAACTTTAAGGGTGTATACAAAAACGACATCACAAAATTCATGCATAAAATAAAATACAGACTTCTTTGTACAGCTACTGCATCGCCGAATGACTATACAGAATTAGGTACGTCAAGCGAAGCCCTTGGGTATTTGGGTTACATTGATATGTTACAAAAGTTTTTCAAAGCTAATGATAATTCATACGCGCAGGGTGGGACAAATCAAAAGTCATTCGTAAATAGAAAACCATTACAAGATGGAAAATTTAGATTTCGTGGACATGCAGAAGATAACTTTTGGCGTTGGGTGTCATCATGGGCGCGGACAATCCGCAAGCCTTCTGATTTTGGATATGAGGATAATGATTTTATTTTGCCGGAATTAAAATCAAATTTGCATGTCATTCAAAACAGAGTAGTGAAAAAAGGATATCTAATTGAACCGCCGAATAGGTCATTACGAGAACAACGGGAAGAGCGTCGACGGACGTTACCAGAACGATGTGAAAAAGCGGCTGAAATCACAAACAATACAAAAGATTTTACAATCTGTTGGTGTAATCTAAATGATGAAAGTAAAATGCTTTCCAAGCTAATTGATAATTCTGTCGAAGTAACTGGATCAGATCCAGAGGAAAAAAAGGAAGAGGCTTTCATTGGATTTAAAAAAGGGGAATTTAAAGTGTTGGTCACAAAATCACTAATCGCGGGGATGGGAATGAATTTTCAACATTGCCAGCACCAAACATTTTTTCCTACACATAGTTTTGAGCAGTGGTATCAATCAATACGCAGGTCGTGGCGGTTTGGCCAAAAGAACGCTGTAACAATTGATATGATTGCAAGCGAAGGTGAAACGGAAATATTGAAAAATCTAAATAGGAAAGAAAAAGCAGCACAAAAAATGTATGACGAAATTGTAAGGTTAATGGGCAATGCTTTAGAAATTAAAAAAGATACGGGATTGAAATTAAAAGAGGAGATTCCATCATGGCTGTAAATGGGCAAGTAATTGAAAAAAAGTATGCTCTATATAATGGCGATTGTATCGACGTCATGAAATCTTTTACAAAAGAATCTATAGATCTAAGCATTTATTCACCACCATTTTGTGGACTGTTTAATTATTCTAGTGATGATCGTGATTTGAGTAATTGTTATAATTATGAAGAATTTTTTAAGCATTACAAATTTGTAGTACAAGAAATTTTACGACTCACAAAAAAGGGTAGAATGACGGCGGTACATTGCATGGACATTTCAAAAAATGGTGCTAACTTAGGTGGTGGCATTATTGATTTCTCCGGGGATATTATAAGATTGCATCAAGAAATTGGTTTTGGATATGTGGCTAGATACTCCGTATGGAAAGAGCCACTAGGGGTAAGAAATCGTACAATGGCGAAAAGTTTGGCACATAGGCAAATCGTAGAGGATAGCAGTTTTTGTGATAATGCATCCGCAGATTATTTGCTAATCTTCAAAAAGCCGGGGGAAAACGCCGAACCAATTACACATGAAAATGGACTCCTTAGTTATGCAGGTGAAAGAAAAATTCCAAACGACTTAATGAGGTACAAGGGATTTAAAGGCAACCAGATTAAAAATAAATATAGCCATTGGATTTGGCGTCAATATGCAAGCTCATTCTGGGACGATGTCCGTATTAGTCATGTATTGCCATATAAAAAATCAAAAGACGAAGACGATGAACGCCATGTACACCCGTTACAATTGGATGTCATTGAACGCTGTTGTGTGCTATGGTCAAATCCCAATGACAAAGTATTGACTCCATTTATGGGAGTGGGCAGCGAGGTTTACGGCGCTGTATTAAATGGTCGAAAAGGGATAGGTGTTGAATTAAAAAAATCATATTTCAAGCAAGCGATTGCAAATTTAAAAATAGTAGAAAAAGAAATTGCAGATAATTTGAAGGTGCAAAAAGGATTACTATAAAATGATTCCTTACAAAAAATCTGCTTATGATCTATTGCACAAAGGAACACTTGCGCTTTCAATCGTCGAAGAAAACGGATTAAGAATCGATGAAGAATACCTAAACAATGCCATTAAAAAAACTGAAAGGGAAATCAAAAGCCTACAAGAAAAACAAAAGGAAAGCAAAGTTTATAAAATATGGCGTCAGACTTTTGGAAGGAAAATGAATCTGGAATCTAACGACCAACTAGGAGCTATTCTTTTTGACAAAATGGGGTATGAGGCATCATCACTTACACCAACTGGAAAGCCAAAAACCAATGAAGAGGCGTTAGGTTTTGTTGATGATCCATTTGTTGAAAAATATCTTGAAATTAAAAAATTACAAAAAGCTTTGTCTACTTATTTACGTGGAATCCAACGGGAAATAGTTGACGGTTTTATACATCCATTTTTTAGTCTGGGGACGACGACAACTTATCGGTCATCGTCACAAAGTCCAAACTTTCAAAATATTCCGATTAGGAATCCTGTCATTGGTAAATTAGTACGGTCTGCATTTGTGGCCAGACCAGGCAGGCGAATAGTTGAAATTGATTACAGCGGAATGGAAGTAGGCGCAGCGGCTTGTTACCACAAAGATCCAAACATGATGAATTATATCAATGATAAATCAAAAGATATGCATAGAGATATGGCAGCAAAATGTTATAAATTAGAGCAAAAAGAAATAACTAAAGATACTCGCTTTTGTGGGAAAAGTGGATTTGTATTTCCTCAATTTTATGGCGACTGGTATATTGATTGTGCAAGAAATTTATGGGAGTACATAGATACTTTAGACTTGAAAACGGTTAGCGGAATACCACTAAAAGAACATTTAAAATCACAAGGAATTCAAAGGTTAGGAGATTTGAATCCAAAAGAAAAACCCAATAGTGGCACCTTTGAAAAACATATACAAGAGGTCGAACAAGATTTCTGGAATATGAGATTCCCGGTTTACTCAAAATGGAAAAAACAATGGGTTAAGAAATACCAACAAAAAGGATTTATGAAAACAAAAACAGGATTTATATGTCAAGGATTTATGAAAACAAATGAGATTATCAATTACCCGGTACAAGGCTCTGCATTCCATTGTTTGTTGTGGGCGCTCATAAGATTAGTTTTATTGGAATTACCTAAACGCAAAATGAAAACATTAATTGTCGGGCAGATCCATGACTCCATAGTTGCCGATGTTCCAGATAATGAAATTCAAGAATTCTTAAGTTTAGCAAATTATGTGATGACTAAAATGATACGGAAGGCTTTTAAATGGCTCATAGTACCATTGGAAATTGAAGCGGAAGTATCACCAATTGATGGATCGTGGGCAGAGAAAAAAGAGTGGATTTATAAAAACGGATTGTGGCAAGAAAATAAAAAAGAGTAAGACATGAAAGCAAAAAAGGATATAAAAATCAAAAACCAGATTCACCAAGTATAGGTAATTGGTTGAAATGGTATTTTATGAAAAAGACTTGTAGGAATATAAAGAAAAATGAAAGTGAAGATATTGACGATATGATTTGTGACCTTACAACAAAACTGAAAAGGAAAAACTAAAATGAGCCAAGAATTATACAAAAAATATCGACCAAGAAGTTTAAAAACAGTAGTGGGAAATAATGAAACTGTTGCCGCTTTACGAAATATGATTGCAAGAAAAACCATACCACATACAATTTTATTTTCGGGGCCGTCGGGATGCGGAAAAACAACCTTGGGACGCATCCTAAAAAAAGAATTACATTGTTCTGATATGGATTTCCGGGAAATGAATTGCTCTGATTTTCGCGGTATTGATACCATACGGGAAATTGCCCGAAATATGAATTTGTCTCCGGCATCGGGGGATTGTAGGGTATGGTTACTGGATGAATTTTCCCAAATGTCGAAGGATGGACAGAACGCCGCTTTAAAAATGCTTGAAGATACTCCAGCACATGTTTATTTTTTCATTTGCACTACAGACCCACAAAAACTTCTCAAAGCAATTCAAACCCGTTGCTGCAAAATGCCAGTCGAATTATTGAATCATGCAGATATGAAAAAATTAATATCTAGAATTTCAAAACGAGAAGAAATAGATATAACAGATGACACTATGGAAAGTATCATAGACGCGGCTGCAGGCTCCGCACGCAACGCCCTTGTGGTGTTGGATAAGATAACCAACTTACCAGAAGACCAGCGAGAAAAAGCCATATCACAATTAGAGGATTCCAAGGAAGGAATTGAATTATGCCGCGCACTATACAAGCGGGCATCGTGGAGTAAAATTTCAAAATTGATTAAGGAAATTAAGAGCGATCCGGAATCTTTACGTTGGGCAATCTTGGGATATGCAAAATCTATTTTGCTAAATAAAGGCGATTCGCACGCCTATCAAATTATCGTTTGTTTTGAAAATAATTTTTATGATTCAAAAGAAGCTGGACTTGTTAGGGCATGTTATGAGGTTTTGCATGGAGAATAAAAATATTTGCGTAAATGCTATAATAGAATGTAAGGAGAAAAAGATAAATGGCATTCAAAAAATCAGAATTCGAAAAAGACTTAGAAATTGATCCTTTGCAACTTGATGTGGCGGCATGTATGCAAGGTGAATTATTTTTTAAATGGGCGCAAAGAGAGATTGAAGCGCGCACAAAATTAGACCGCGCAAAACTACGAATGGATGTGACCGAAGCCAAACTAATGTACAAGGCGCGGCTTGATCCTGAATCTTTTGGAATCGTAAAAGCAACTGACAGATCAGTTGAAAACGCTGTTAAAAAATGGCCAAAATATTTAGAATTATACGAAGAATGGATTATGGCGAGGAGAGAATATGGGATAATTATGAAGGCAGTAGAATCATTAGAGCAACGCAAGAGGATGTTGGAAATTATGGTTACTTTGCATGGACAGCAATATTTTGCAGGGCCAGCAATTCCAAGAAATTTAGCAGAGGCTTACAGTGAGGCAAAAAAGAAAAAAGAAATTGAAGCAAAAGAACGATTAGAAAAAAGAATTCGAGCAAGAAAAAGTAGGGAGATGACAGCAAATGAGTAATTTATTGATCTATCTTTTTATCTCCTTTTTTATTTTGGGGTGGCTTTATGTGGCGGCACGAATGATAGCACGTGGAGTTTTGAGATCAATTGAAGAGTGGAAAATTGAAAGGAATAAAAAACATGGCTAAGAAAAATAAGAGGTATCGTATTAGTCCGGAACAGACAAAGAAAAATGTAACATCAATGGGTGGCGGCGGGACTGATTTTATTAATTTGCCGAAGGGGATTGAACGTTGGGAGCCTGATAAGGCAGGGACATATAATATTGATATTGTGCCTTATGAGGTTACGAAAACAACAAATCACGATCAGGGAATTAAGCCGTGTGCTATTCACTGGCGGCGTATGTTTACGGTTCATAAAAAGCTAGGGCCTGATTCTCAAACAGTTGTATGCCCTCGTGAGAATGGTGAAAAATGCGCGAAGTGTGATTATATTGATATGCTTAAAAAGGAGTATGTAGAAAATAAAGACACACTGAAAGCATTGTGGAAAAACGATCAAAGAATAGTAATATATAATATTTTGAATCCGGACGATCCAGAAGAAATTATGGTGATGTGTTACTCATATGGAAAAATGGATAAGAAAATTGGTGAAGAATTAGCAGAAGAAGGCGGGGAATGGCGAAGCTCATTTTACGATATTATAGACGGTAATGGAAAGACTTTGAAAACACGATTTACGAAAAAAACATATGAAAAAAGTGATTATCTTGAAGCAACGAAAATTGATTTTAAAGATCGCGATGACATGGACGAAGATGAAATTTTAAACAAAACAGTAGACTTGGATGCCATTATTAATACTGCCAGCGAAGAGGAGATGAGCGATTTGTTTGACGAAAAAGAATATGATGACGATGACGAAAATGAAGAGGAAGAAGAGAAGCCAGCAACACGTCGAAAGAAAAAGAAATTTGTTGAAAAGGAAGAAGAATTAGATACAGAAGAGGAAATTGAAGACGAAATTGAAGACGAGGAAGAGGAAGAAATTCAAGAGCCTGTAAAGCCAGCGAAGAAAAAGAAGGCTGCTAAGAAAGAGGTAGTAGTTGAAGACGATGACGATGACTGGGACGATGAAGAGGAAGAAATTCAAGAGCCTG